AATAATTCTAAATATTTAATAATGATTAAGTGATTATATATATTAAATTTCCTCGTTATGCGTGTGAGAATCCACGTCACATTATGTGATAAATTATGCACTACTAGAGTCTGTAGTGACACCACTCACTTTCTGTTGTGAGTGGTTTTGTGATATTGTGGGAGTAATGTTTCTCCCTGCCGCTGTATTTGAAACAGGGGCCATTGCGCCTGACATTTGAAGTTTATTGCGCATATCAACATTTCGATTTTCATTATATGATTCTCGATCAAGTTGATTCTTTAATGCTGTCATTCGTTGATCATGACCAAATTGATTACTTTGCATTAATTGTTCTTGTGTGAAACTACCTTGTTGCATTTCACGGGATCGCTTGTCGTTTAAAATTTGAGTATTCCAATGCAAGTCGCGATCCGCTTGATTTTCTCCTTGCATGAATTTTCGATTTTGCCATTCTGATATACCTTGTCCGATTCCTGACATCGCTCCTGCTCCTGCTGCCAACGCAAACATTGCCATTTGATCTACATCTCCTGCTGACATAATAGCTAATGTACGCTTCATACTCTCAAGGTCTCGACGTTGATTATACATTTGACGTCTATTTGCTTTATGAATGTCATTTACAACATTTCCAAAATCGTAACGATCTATAACTGCAGGGATTTCAATTGCAGGCATATAACTCAGGGATGTTAAGGCTGTTCCTTGACGTAACAACCATGTAGAGGTATCTGTCTCCCTTACTGGAACAGTACGATCTCCGAATCGAACATCAGTAAACATCAAATTTGAAATTTTTCTGCCGTTATATTGCGCAAACATATGTTGTCCACGAATGGTAAAACCAATTTCATTGTCGTATCGGATTGAAGCGACAATTTGTCTTCTATCTGTATCAAAAAGTGAAAATTGGCAAAAACCATTAGTGCCTGAAGTGAGAGTATTGAAATAATCATTTAGACGTTGTTCGATAGGAGTAATACCAGATGTTGGAGCAGTAAATTCACCAGTATAAACCGGGAATGAAGAAGTACCAAAACGTAAAATCTTTTCATCACCAGAAAGATTATATTGAAATACCGGTGAGACTGAAGATGCGATAACTCCTTTTGTGATAATTGCATTGCGAACCATAAATGTGTCGCTATTATTCTGAAAGGCTGATGTAAAGAAGAATACCTGAAATTTCGCACCATTGCACTCACATGTCAAGGATAATGTATTTGATGCACGAGTAATTGGATTTCCATTGTTAATTACGAATGAGACTGTTAATGTATCTGTTGTCGATGTGACAATATCAATACCAGACCCTGCAAGACGATTGATAATTCCTGGTATTGTATTTGGAGCTAAACAAAAACCAAGAGAAACAGTTGCATTTCCTCCTACGTAAATTTGAGTAGGAACTTCACCAACAATAACCATTCCTGCATGATCTGGTGAACCTGATTGGTAATTCTTTGATGAAAATTGAGGGACCAATCGATTGACATAGTCTGCCTCTAAAAGAGCATTAAGATGATTTGATACACGATATAAAGCAGCGTTTGAACTCAACGTAACATAAGCGGCATCTCGAAGATAAGGAATAGCTGGTTGGGTCCATTTTCCAGTTTGACTTGGAATTTCCAAATCCATTCCAATAACGGGATATTGTTCTCCGTCTGTACACATATATACAAGGGGAGAATTTATTAAACCGTATTCGCTGAAGATTGTGCCAAATGTACGACCAGTAATAGAATTTACTGATTCGGTTTGTTGACTACCAGGAGAAGTACCAAGGAGTTCTGGTGCTAGCCTAGGATCTGAGAAACGAAAATTAGTTGATAAATATGAAGCAACATTGAAGTAACAAGCAGCTTCAGGATTTGCGAATGGGTTTACAACGGAACGATACATAACGATTGCAAAACCTGGTCTAGTTTCGAGTGTATCATCAGCAGAAATATCTGTTGATCGATAGAAAAGGCTTCGACGTGCATCAGCTAACGCAAAATTCTTTGTCCATGATTCACGAACGGAAAATGTAACCCATAAATATTTTTGAAATTCAGCATCAGGAATGATATCTCCCTCACGCCATTTACGAATATCTGGGATCCAAGCCCATGCTAATTCTCCCATAAAAATAGGATTTCCAATTGTATGAACACGATAGATTAAAGGACCAGTAAAACGATTATGCAATTTTGCCAAAGTTTGAATATACGGATTTAAAGTTGTTGGATCATAAGATTGAACCAATAATACTGTTCCTCGTGGAACATTTTGGTTTATTGGTTTATCAGCAACGTGATCGACACATTGACGATATGCTAAATCCATAATTGTAAAATCAACACCACCAAATTGAAGCATATCAGGTGGTTGATTGATATTTTCCAATTCAGCGATACCCTCGGGTAAGTTCACTAATGCTGTTGGTTCTGTAGATGGTTCTGGCATTGCTCCTGAAGCTGGTGTAATTGCTACAGGAGGTGGTGGAACTGACCCCGGAGTTGAATTCATTGACATTCCAGCACCTTGAGGTGCTGGTTCCATTTGATCTTGATCAGTTCTACTAATAAGAGTAACATATGCATTATTGGTTTCTTCCCCTTTGC